TGTTGTGATGAAAGGTATTGTGGCCGATGTGGTAAATCCTTTAGTTGCGTACAATGGTGATTTGCTTATGTTTTTTGGTTCGAATCCATCAGGACAAAATTTAACTGTGTATATCAATTCTATTGGCAATTCGTTAATATTGCGAAGTGCTTTTAAAGCATTATCTGCCAAGTGTTGGTTCCCGCCACGAACGTTCAGGGAACATGTTAGTATTTGCACTTACGGTGACGATGTTAAAGGATCAGTACATGTTAACAATTCCTTTTTTAATCATGTCACCGTTGCTAATTGGCTTCAGCAGAGTGATATCGTGTTCACTATGCCTGATAAGGAGTCGACACCAACACCTTTTATGTCGGATTCAGAGGCAGATTTTTTGAAACGCAAGAATCGTTATAGTGATGATTTGCATATGTATGTAGGACTCTTGGATGAAATGTCCATTTTTAAGAGTCTACATTCCATTTTAAAGTCGAAAAGTGTGACGAATAGAGAGCAATGCGTTTCGAATATTGGAGGTGCCTTGAGAGAATTCTTTTTCTATGGTGAAGAAAAATATGAGTCAAGACGAAGCGAACTTCAAGAGGTTGCGAAAACACATCAATTGTTCGTACCGGAATTGGAATTCAGTTACCAAGAATGCCTCCTTCGGCATAAGGAGAAGTATTCGTTGTAAATATAATATTATAATGCCATTTCTTTCCCGAACTCAACGGGTGTTTTAGTTAAACAGTGAAAATTGGGATTGTATATATGGTTACACAAATGTATGTTTTTTCTTTTTATATTTTACGTTTGATGCTTTGTACAATCGTCTTTTTATGACCTTATTCAGGGTCGGGTGACGCCATTTTAAAAAAGATATATGGAGGATTGATAAGCACAATTTTCTATGAATAAATAAATGTAGCTTAGTAATTTTAATTTTGTTTTTGATAGATTATTAAAAAAGTGTTCCGCCGTTTCAGGGGCGGACACGGCGTGTGGGCAGTTATGTCCATGGTGCTACGAACCTGATGAGTATTGTGAG